AAATTTTCAGAGAAGCTAAAAAAGGTCAAGATAATGATTGGAGAATTCATAATGATTCTATAATAAACAATCAACAACCTGATAGAGCAGCTGTTTTATATATCTCAGACGATATACAAGAAGGTTTAAATGGTACTGCTTTTTGGGAACATAAGAAATATGGTGATAGATTTCAAAAATCAAGTCCAGAAGAATTTAATAGAATTCTAATAGAAGATTCTAATAATTTAGATTTATGGAATGTAAAGACTATCATAGGTCATAAAAAGAATAGATTAATATCTTACCCATGTGATTACTTCCATAGTAAATATCCTAACGAGTTTAACGACAGTAGAAAGGTTTTTGTAATGTTTTATAAAATAAATAAAGATGAAAGAAAGTGAATTAATTGAAATGAAAAGAAAGATAGAGTCTCTAGCTAGAGTTTCTGAGTTCATGCTAAAAGAACTAGAAGCGGTTAAAACTTTATCTGTAGGTACTTTTCAAACTATAAAAGAAATGCCAGCATATAAAAAAGCTATTAAAAACTTAACTGATAAAGCCGCTAAGGATTCAGAAGAACAAGTTGCTTGATGCTATACACTACTTAGTAAATCGTACCAGTGCGATAAGGTTATTATTCCTTATCTTAGACGAAATTAATAGTTCAGCAACGAAAATACTAAGAATAAAGAAAGGGGACCACTATTCGTGAATCCCCTTTTCTTTTTATTGGAACATTGAGTATGTTGCTCAGTTTATATCGTTCCGTTTATCTAACTAATTTCTTTCTGCTTAACTTTTGTTTATCTAAAGATTGTTTTATTATCTTCCTAGAAACAACTCCAGTTCCACTATCTTCATCTTCTTCCACGTCTAAGTTATATTTATTATATCCAAGAGCGAAGAATATTCTGTCCCAAGTGCCATATTCAGAGTTTAAAGCATCAGCAACATTATTTGTCTTCACATAAAGTCTATCTACAGGAATATTAAAAACTCCAGATGTAATAGTAGAAGTAGCTTCTAAAGCGTATTTGTTTTCTATACTAAAACCTTTTTCTTTTATTTCATCAATATTCCATTCTACAGTCTTATATGATTGCATTAGCTTTCTAGCTTTAATACCTATTGGAGGAGATATATTCAAAGCTTCTACTAACACTTCACCACCAGCACTTTGATCACCGTGTTTCTCATACCATTTAGCAACTATGTTTTTTACTGTAGATATAATGACACCCTTCATACCGGAACCTCTAAGTAGAGTATCTAAAACTCCATTAGCAGCTCTAACTTTGTCTTTAGTTAAACCAGCTTCTTTCTGTTCATCATCATCGTCCCATAAAACTCTAAATAAAGCATTTTGCATAAAGTTAAAGAATACGTTTTGAATAGTAGAATAATATAATATTTTTGCAGCATTGTTAATTAAACTACCTCTACCTTTAGCAATATCTATAACAGATTTCTTTATAATTCTACTGTATTGTAAAGGAGTGTTTTGAAACGCAAATATAAGTCTACCTTTAACGCTAGCTTGGTTTTGAGATATTCTAGAAACGTCAGCAGACTGTTGAGATACTTCCGATGTTTCATAGAAATCTCTCATAGCTTTCTTCTTAGCATCTTCTTCACTTAAACCTTGCTTTTTATATGTGTTTATTCTGTTTCTATAAAAACTAGCACCTCCAAAAGCTATTGCAAAACTATCAGCCATTCTAGTAGGTAAGAAACCTTGCTTCAATATCCAATAGTTAGCAGCTTTGAATTTATCCAACACGTTTTTATTACGAGGATCATTCATTACCTGTGCTAACTCCGCTTCAGCAACGTCATTCATTAAACCAGACCTTCTGTCTTTTAAATAATCAGAATTCCATAATTCACTAAAGTCTTTGCTAAACTGAGGTAAATCAACCATTCTCATACCTATCTTAACCACATTATTATCTGTAGTATTTATAAAGTTACTAGCAGATATAGTTTGTAACAAAGCAGATCTCATGTTGAAGAACATCGTAACACCAGTAGCTCCATTCAACCAATTCATAAATTCATCGTTAGAACCTTCTGCTCTATTAGAACCTGTCTTCATTCTCTGTAGCATGTTCTTTAAAGCACTTACATAAACTCTACCGTATACAGCTTCTATTTTACTTAAATTATCTTTAGAGAATATCTTATCAATATTGTGTTGCCACTGTTCTAAGAATTTATCTCTGTTTGATTTAGATATAACATTATTTATATCACCAACAACAGTACCAAAACCCCAATTGTGATCTGGTTCTATATAACCATTAGCTTGTTTTGATAGTATAGATATATCACTAGCAAAAGCTCTTAATTCTTTGTCTTTTCTAACTATATCTCTTAAAGTACGTTGATCTTTAGCATCTAATCCAGGTATTTCAAATCCATTATAATCCCAAATAAAAACTCTAACAGCTTGGTCAAGAGTATAACCTTCATATCCAGAATCTTTTTTAAGTCTCTTGCTTATACCTTTATATTTTTTATTTATAAGATTAGTCCAATCTCTGTACATTGCTTGTCTAGCATGCATTAGATTCAACATAGCGTCACTATAAGGATTTATTAAGTGTTTGTCAAAGAAGTCTTTTTGAGCTTCACCAACTTTTCCTTTAGCAGAAGCTAATCTATATAATAGTCCAGAAAAATCTTCATCTTGTGGAGGTAGCCATATATCGTGTCTACCAATATTCTTTCCTCTGTTTTTAGCAGTTTCTGGAGAGAATTTTTGAGTTGATGGAATTTTCTTATTTTCCTCTATTATTTCGTTTAAACCAATTTCAGGATTACTATTATATCTACTTTCTATGAAACCACTAAATTCAGCATCTAGATTGTCGTTTTCTTCCGCATTCTCATTAGCAATACTAAACTTAATATCTGAAACATTTAAAACGTCATTTGTTAAATTACCTTTAGAATTATCTTTGTTTAAAAATTCAAAGTCATTATAACCTTTAGAAACTTTATCTATTAAGTAAAACGATATTGCTTTATCATTCATACCTTCAAGATTAGGAACTTTAAAAGTTTTTGGATTCTTAGATATAGTTCTAGCTTTAAAAACAGCATCATCTAATATTCTAGCAATTTCAAACTGGTCTTTGATGCCAAAATTTTCCATGTACACAGAATATTTAGCATTGTTTTCTTCTGCTAGACTAAATTTAATGTTATCAGCATTGCTTGAAGAATCGTTTTTTAATTTTCCACCTTCTTTTAAAACTATTTCAATCCTTTTTTCTTCACTATAAACGGAATTTACGTAGACATTATCGAAACCTTCTGTTAATTTAGAGTTTGCTATTTCTGTTAAAAATGTGTTATCTAAAATAAGTTTATTTATTGTTTCTATATATAAATTTTTACCTCTTTTTTCTTTAGGAAATAAAACTTCTATATTATCAATAGATAAATTATCAGCATCTTCTTCAAATAAATATATTTTTAATTTATTTAAGTCATTTAATAAATTAATTTTTGATTGTGAAGAATCTGATAAAACTATTTCTTCTACATTTTCATTTAAAAACACTTCAAAATTACCGTTTAATCTAATTTCTGTTGTGTCTACATTTTCTGCAAGCACAACTGTAGGTACAACTTCTTCTTTTATAGTTATATTAGCCATTGAAGCTAAAACTTTATTTTGCGATAATTCAATATATAATTCTTCGTTCTTGCTGTATTGAAGAATAAGATCAGATTTATCTACGATTAGATTAAAATCAACAATCTCAAATTCGGCATTTTCTTTTACTGTTAAAACAGGGTCTAAACCATTAACATTTGCGTAAAATTGTGACATACCTCCTTCTTCTAGATTATTAAATTCATACGAGTTAAATCCAGAAAAAGTAACATTAATAAGTCCGGTAGTTGTAACTATATTATCTAAAGATAAACCGCCTCTTATTCTGTTTTGTAAATCTACAGTGTTCTCTATTCTAAAAGAAAATTGACCAGCATCTGCATTAAACGCTAATGCGCTGTCAGTGATATCTTGTTCAATGTCATTAAAAGAACTAAGCAAGTCGATTAAATCACCAGAAACCATGCCGTTAGCATCAATTTTAATAGTATCATCAAGGTTTACAATAACTTCAACCTCATCATCGTAATCTATAAAATCTGCTATAGTACCTATATCATTACCACCTTTAATATCAAATTTAATTGAAGTCAGTTTTGATTTAATGTGTTTTGAATCTTCTAAGTTTATTTTTGTAGCAACAAATTTTGCTACTTGCTTTAAAAAAGTTTCTTTATCGTATATAAAAGTATCATCACTAGAATCTTCGTATTTTAATATATTGTCAATATTATTTAAAACCAAACTAATGTCGTTAACTTCTTTATTAAAGTCTTTTTCTTTCGAAACAATTGCATTATAAAGTTCAATTAACAAAGTTGTTTCTTCTTTCTTTATTCTTTGTGTATAAGAATCATATTCGTGGACACCTACTATTTCTCCTATCTTTACATCGCCAGTGTTTTCGTTTGTTTCCATTCTAAAAGCTATAACAGGATTATAGTTTTTATCTGATATTATATAAAAATCACCTCCAGATAATTGATTTTCAGCATAAGACAAAGCTTGACCAGTACACCATTTAGATTTATTATTTCTAGAAGCAAATACATGTAAAGAAAATATATCTTCTTGTCTGTCACTTTGATTAAACTTATAGGCTTTATGTTCATTGCTAAGTTCTGGCAAAAACATTCTTTGTTTATCCCATTCTTTTATGAATTCTTCTTCTTTTTCTATTTTATATAAGTTATACGCCGCTAATGGATATAAAGTATCTGAATCATAAAAAGTATCTAAAGATTCCTTCAAGAACGTTTCACTAGGAGCATTTATAGGTAATCTTGTTCTAGCATAGTCACTTTGTTTGAATTTCTTTCTTTGTATATCTTTGTTATTATAATCTAAATCATATCTATTAGATAATACATCTTCTAAAAACAAATAAGTGTAAAATATATTATACTTATATTTTTTTTTGTCAATATTTCTTTGCCCATAATCTCTTTGTGTAATTAGATCAACTACTTGATTTAACATGTAATTTTGTTCTAATCTAATATTTGTTATCTCATTTATCCTTAAATCTCTTTCATCTACATTTAGACTCTCTATGTTAACGTCAGCTCCAGTGTATAAATATATAGGTTTGTAGTCTAATCCAAGATCCACGGTTTCTTCATTAGCAGTAGATAGCATGCTTTGAACCATGAAGTCAATTCTTTTTTCTACTTCTTTAGTTACTTCATCAAAACTTCTTAAAGTATGTAGTTTTGTTCCAGGTACTTGATCTTTTAAATCAGATAACATTAACACTTTAACATAATCTTTCTTTTCTTTTTCAAACCAATTGTCTCTAGATTTTTTACTAGTAAATTTACCTTTGCCTTCTACTTCTTTATAGTTGTTTTCATATTTCTTATTATAACCCTCTAGTTTTTTAGAAGTTAAATCTTTTAAACTGTATTTAACAGTTTCTTCTATACTACTAGGTTTTAATAATTTGTTTATAGGATTGTTAGATATACTGTTAACTGATTCTTTTACATATTTTTCGCTTATAACTCTTTTTGTAGTAGTTATATCTATATCTTCTACTTCATTATTAGGCGCAAAACTTAAACTAAACTTAACAATATCACTCTTCCCTTTTGCCATATTATTTAATATAGCGTTTCTAGTAATATCGTCTTTTAATGCTTCGTATAAGTTTTGGTTTCTGTCTTTTACAGATTCTAAAAAAGCTTCGTTTCTTAACAATCTTCTAGCTTCTTGTAAAACTAAAACATCACCAAATAATTCCATAAGAGCCGTACGTCTATCAAAATAAGCTGTTGGCCATAATTTTTTACCAGTCTTCTCGTTAACCTCTGGATCTTCAAATAGTTTTGTTTGACTACCAGGGTTTTTAGAATATTGTTCTATTATTTTTTTAGCATCTTCGTCTCCAAAATAAGACTGTAAGAACAAAGCTCTATTCATGTTCTTACGCTTTATAAAGTTGCCATTTTCATCTAACTCTTTTAATCTAGGAGGTAGTTTCTTAGAAGCATAACTAGATTCTCCAGAAACTGGATCTACTGGGTTATTTATAACACCGTATATAGTTTCCCAATTGTCATACATGAATTTATTCAAAGAATCACTATTTTTAAAAGTCATTCTTCTAGCCATTGTTTGAGCTGTTAAAGATAATTTATCTTTAAAGTTTCTATATTCTAAGGTCTCTATATTAGGTACTCTAAGTATTTCTCTAGATATTTCCTCTGTTATAATTTTAGCTGGAATATCTACTGAAGAAAATGCTTCATACGTGTTAACCATTCCACCTGTAGATAAATTATAAGATTTAAAAGACTTTAAAGACTTTAATTCTTCTTTTTCTTCAGGAGTAATATCTTCTTTAGATTCAAGTTCTAAACCTCTTTTTAATTTAGATAATTGTTCTTTTAAAACTTGTATTTCTTTAGGATCAGTTGTTCTATTTAATTTTTTATTAGCAGGTATTATAGGGTCGTTTATATCAGATATAAAACTAAGACCAAGTGGTATTGTTTCTATTTCTATGAAATTACCATCTTCATCAGTAAAACCAAATATTGGATCTTTTAGTAATACAGCTAATTTGTTTTGTTCTGCTTCAAAAGACTCTTGTTCGTTCAATAAAGTGTCGATGTCATCTAACATTTCTTCTGAAGTCTCGTAGTAGTCAAAACTTTCCATAGACGATTCTTTAAACGCTTCGTCATCTATATTACTTGTAAATACTTTTGATGTTACATATCCAGTTTTAAGAGCATCGTACATCTTAAATCTAAGTAAACTATTTATGTAAGCGTTTAGATCGTTGTTTTCTTTTACTACACCTTTTTTACCTTTGTAACCTTTAGCGTCTTGTTGGTCTAAAGCTTCTTTAAACTCTTTAGTTCCTTCTTTTAAACCTCTCTTTTCTAACTCTTGTTTATATTCTTGTCTTAAAGTAAAGAACTCTTTATTAAAGTTACGTATTACTGGAATTAAAGCAGTTTGCGTTTCCGCAATCAAATCATACTCGCTATAATCAGGTAGTTTTACATCCCAACCGTATCCTCTACCTTTTTGAGCGATCGTTATACCATATTTTGTAAGTATTTCATCTAAAACTCTATTTACGTAGTTTCTATCTCCGTCTGGTTTATAATTAAAACCCCACTTGTCTCTGTCATAAAGATCATTTATTTCTTTTTTGAATTTATCTTGACTTGGTGTATTATCTTTTAAAGAGAATTTCTCAGTAGTAGAGAATCTCTTTTCACTTTTTTCAACAGCAGTAGAAGTAGATGGTTTAGTAGGTTTTTTATCTTCTGAAGGCATTTTAACTTCTTTTCTTAAAGCTTCTTTATCTATACTAGCTTTACTTGTTGATAGTTTTTCGAAAGCACTTTTCTTACCTAATAACCCACCGAAAGTACCTTTCTCTATACTTCTATTGTAATCTTTAACAAAGTTATATACATCTTTACCTGAATTGAATTCTACATTTTTAATACCAAGTCTTTGTAAAACTCTTCTTATCATGTCTCCTATTTTAGTAAAAACATCTTCATCAAAAACAACACTACCATTATCTATAGCATCAGAGTAAAGAGTTAATACTTCTTCCCATTGATTACCTAAATAAGTATCTACAATATTGTTATACTCATCTTGGTTTATCATACCAGCATCTAATCTAGATTTCTGTTGTTGTATTAATTTAGAGTATTTATTAATATATTGATTAAATCTCTTTAAAAAAGCAACGGGAGCAGCTACGCCACCTCTATTTCCAGCAGATATTTCTTGTTGTATATTTAATATTTCACCAGCTAAAGCTTTACCAAGTAAAACTTGAGCCTCTTTATCTTCTTTTATAGTTTCATATATAATTCCATGTAAGAATTCGTGTTTATTAACAGAGAACTGAGACATACTAGAAGCAGCATCGTTGTTAATGAAAATTACTTTTTTACCAGGAACAAACTTGTCTTCTGGTAAAAGTGTTTTTAAATTATCTTCAGTTAATATAAAACCTGGATTAGAAGAAATATTACTAGCATCTTTTTCTGAGTAATTAAACTCATTAATAAGTACACTTTTCAAGTCTTCAGCACTATCGAATTCTCTATATTCCATATTACCTACTCTTCCTTCTTGTATTGCTTTTTTAATAGTAGAAGTTCTTTTACTAGTTATATCATCATAGTATGTTCTACTAATTTTATTTCTTAAAACATCCATCTCTTCATCTATAGCGCTATGAAAAGATTTATCTAAGCTTTTTTTCTTTTGTTCTAATTTAGATAAATTAGTTATATCCTCTAAGATCTCTTCTGCTGCTTCAGCTGAAATATCTTGAGGTACTTTATTTATAGCTCCACTATAAGCTTCTATCTCGCCTATAACATCGTTCATTTGTTCTTGAGTGTAAAGACCTTGAGTAACTTGTTTAGACAACAAATTAACAACTTTGTCCTTATTGGAAGCCAAAGTGCTTAGGGAATTAAATCTGTCAACCCCTTGCATTCCTAGCAACTGTCTGGCGGTTTTCTTTGTTTGATTAACTCCAGCACCTGCTCCAGGTATAATTGATCCAGCAACAAAAGACAAAACAGAGGTATCCATGAAGTCTTGCAAAGACATAGTGTCTTTTAATAATTGTTGACCAGCTAATTCATTGACATCTTTATTTACTACAAACGTCTCACCTGCTTGTTGAATATTTTCTTGAAAAACTTCAGCTAAACCTTCTCCACTTACATTTAAAAAATCTTTACCATAACCTCTAAGAGAGTTAAGAAATCCTTTTTTACCGTCTTTAACATAAGCATTTAAAGCGTTTTCAATAACTTCGTTCTTAGATTTACCAAACAACATATCAGTTGTTTTAGTTTGTGGGTTTATCCAAGCTGTCATAGCATACCAAGCGCCAGTTTCAATAGAAGCTAATGAAGCTAATTCCTTTGCTTCAGAATCTCTTATACCAGCTTCTCTAGCCATTTTTAACGTAGATTCATATCCTTTGCTAAAACCTAAAGTACTTTGAGCTATAGTAGCTTCTGCTATAGATTTCTTAATAGGAACAGATTTAAGAAAACCTTTTGTTTTTCCTAAAACACCTAATCCTTCTGTAAATCCACCAACAGCTTTTAAACCATTACCCGTACCTCTTGTCATTGCAAGTTGAAATATCAAATCACCAACAACGTTAGCACCTTGGTAACTAGTACCTATAGCACTTACAGATTTATCTCTAACTCCTTCTGCTCTAGCTTTGTCTTTTATTTTTTCTAACTCTTGAGCTGGTAGAATGTTTGTTACGTTTACTTTGTTAGTTATATCATAAACACCTTGCTCATTAGATATATATTGTACTCCATTGACGGTTGTTTTATACCCATCAGCAGTAACGTATCTAAATTCATCTCCTTTAAGCATTTCATCTATAGACTTATTCTCTCTAATAGATTCAGATACTCCTTCGAAATAATCACCAGGTAATAGACCATAAACAGAGGCTGAAAAATCATTTACAGCTCCAGTTAAACCATTCCAACCATTACTAAGCACATCAGTTAAAAACTTACCAGCACTAACGTTTCCTTTAGACTGTATTAGTTTTTTATAGTTTTCAAGATTAGTCTCATCAACTTCCATCATTTTGGCAGTTAAGTTAGGAGCTTCTTTCTTTAATAAATCTTGATAATTACTTAAGTCGATGTTTGCTGACCATTTGCTTGGTTTAAATTTTATACCAGCAAAGTCAGGATCAACTCCAGTTTTCTTTTCGTAATCTAATTTCTGTCTTTTAATATCTCTCTGTATCTGGTCATTTATATACATATTAAGATATTGTATCTTTCTTTTTTCTAAACTTAAACTAACATCATAACCTTGTCCGTAATTATCGGTGTCTAATTCTAGTTCTTTCATTCTTTTAATATCATCTTTGTAACCTTTCTCGGTTAAGAAACCATTAAAGTCATTTAGATTTATATTTCTAGAAGCAAGTTCATTAGAATCAAACAAAGTAGAAACAAAATCATCTCCTTCGTTATAGTCTTCATATATATAAGGAGTATTTAGTTTAGATACGTTTATATACGTTTCTATTTCATCAGGTCTTTTAGTTCTGAAAGCATTTACTTTCTTTATAGCATTGTTTATATCTTTTTGACTAGTAACATTTAAAGAAGACATAGGATCTTGAGACTGAGTTATACCAGCTTTGACTAGGTCATCTTGAGTAAGATAACCACTAGTCAATGCATTTTGAATATTTACATCATTCTGTACTTCTTCTGGTTTCAATTTCTTTAATCCTAAATAACCAGTGTTTTTCTTTTCTAAATTACTAATAAACTCTCTATTTGCTTTCTCATCATATACTAATTCTTGTTTAGCAGTTGGTTGAGTTGTTTGAGGTTTTAAGTTATAGTAATCTTCGTAAGCATTCCCTTGTTTCTTTTCTACACCGTATGTAGGTTTATTAGGTTGAGTCTGTTTTTGTTTTTCAAAGTCTTCATCGTTAGCTAGTCTAAACTTGCTTCTCGAACCCGAAGAAGATTTTCCCAAAGACGAACCCGTACTTGGTGCTGTCTTTTTCTGAGACACCGCACTCGCACCCGTTGCAGTGTCTTTTTTCTTTTTTGCGCTAGGATTTGCTTTTATAAATTTTACTTTCTCAAAATCAGAATATTTTGATAAATCTACTTGCGTACCATCTTCTAAGATATAAATTTCTTCCATTTGTTTATTTTAATTAAAATCCAGCTTTCATAGCTCTTTCACTGTATTGTTGTAATGTTTCGTTTTTCTTTCTAGGATTGTTTTTAGTCCAATCATAAAACTTAGCATCTTTTAATTTCTTTTGAAGTATTTTTCTTTCACCTGCTTCAGACGTATGATCTAATGCAAGTTTTATTCTACCTTCAGCAGATTTTAAATTATAACCTTTTAAAGGATCAAATATACCTGCGCTTGTTTCTTTGTATACATATCCGTTTTTATGTGGATAACTTTGAGAAAACCAAGCTCTCATTTTAGTTTCGTCTCCTTCGTATTGTTCTGCGTTTGTTTTCTTAGTGTCTCCATACGGATTATTTTTCCACATTTCGTACACTTCATCTCTTGTAACAAACTTATTATTACCATCTAACTTATTAAGATTTTGAACTAAATTAGTTCTATCTTCGTAAGCAGCTACATTAGCATCTGTACTTGTAGTAGCAGGATTTAAACCAGTAATAATTTGATCGTAATACTCTTCTTTATAAGTAAACGGTTTTTCTTTTTCTTCTTCTTCTTTGGAAGCTTTTGGTTTTTCTTTTATAGATATATCTTTAGTTGGATTCCAATAAAGTGTTTTACCTGTTTTTTTATCTACAGTTCTATCAAACTCTTTAACCATAGTATCAAAAGAATTATCTGTTAACATTCTTGATAGTTCTGCTTTTTGTACGTTTGGATCAGCTATTGTTTTAAACTTGCTATCATAGTAACCTGGTCCATTACCTAAAGTGTAATCAACAAATGCTCTCAATGAAGAAGTAGGGTAAGAAGCAAGAACACCAGAAGCTCTAGCATCTGACTTTTCTTTCATTTTAGACTTAACTAAATCCTCTTCGACAAACTTAGCGTTCTTATATTGGTAAATATCACCACCAGAACTAGGTATATCGACTGTTTGAGTTACTTGACTTAAATAAGCTGGTAACATTCCTTGTTCGTTTGAAAACAATTTTGTTTGTTCAGCTCTAAAATCATCTATTTTCTCTACAGGCAAAATAAGTCCACCGTCTCCAGCTTTTTCTGCCGACATGTATTCTTTAGAGTTTATTACTACCGAAAAGTCTCTACCATCTTCGTGTGTACCAGTTACAGTAAGTAAAACACCATCTCCTTGTGAATCTGGTGTTACCTTTACACTAGAGTTTTTGTAACCTTGATTCATTCCACCTAGTATCTCTACCGCGGCTGTGTTATCTAATATCTGCTCGTCTGTTTCTCCATTAACAATAAATCCACCAGGAACGCCAACTTTTAAAGCTTTAGCACCTTCTCTCCATGTAGCTGTTTGCAAAGCTAATGCCTTACCAAATTCAGCTGAGTTGTTTAAAAAACTATCAGCATTTCTTATATTAGTTAATAATTCTTGTCTTTTCTTTTGATCTGTTTCTGATATCAATGCTATTTGAGAATCAGCAGCTAGAGTTAACTTTTGTTGAACAATACCGATAATCTCATCGTTTAATCCCTTATTTTGATTAGCAGTTTCTTTAGACCAATTAGATAACATAGTGTTATAATGTAAGTCTACAGCATTTTTTCTATCTTGTAACTTTTGGATAGTTAATTTATTTTCTTTTTCTTCCTGTCTTCTTCTTTCGCCTCGTTCCATAAAACCTCTGGCTATGGCTTCTGAAGATTTTAATATGCTATCAGCTATGATCATACCACTTCTATCTGGTTCTATCATAGGTGGATTTTCGTAATATCCCATTTTTATATATATTTTTTAATACTTAAACAAAAACTGTTAACAATGTATTTATTAACCTCCACCACCACCGATGAAACCTCCAGCTATATTACCTATACCAGAGAACATACTTCCATAAGCTGCTGCTTGACTTTCTTTTGCTCTATTAGCGTTATTCTGTGCTTGAGCTTGTTGACCAGATAATCTATTTAGTTTAGATATATCTCTAGATTCTTGTTCTCCATATTTGAACAATATACCTTGAGATTCTGCTGCTTGAACTCTCATAGCTTCAGACATGTTTATGTTTTGTAATCTTTGCTGTTCGTTTACTTTAGCTTGCATTAAGCCAGCTTCTCCTTCAGCTTTCATTTTTTGTATGTCTGCTTCTTGTTGTTGTATACTTGCTGAAACACCTCTTTTACTCTGTAACGCAGCTTGAGCAAGAGCTGTTGCTCCACCAGCACTAGCGCCTGTAGATCTTAAAGTGTCTAAAGTATTAGCCAATGAAATGTCTGCTTCTTCAGCTTGAAACTCTGCGGCTTGAGTAGCTACACCTAAACTAGCAAAAGGATTATTCATCATTCCAGAAAGATCAGATGCTAAACCACTAAGATTGGTCACATTAGCATAAGGGTTTGGTATTGATTGTCTATTCTCTTCTATCTGTTGTATTTCCCATTCTTTTCTAGCTGCTTCGTTTTTGAAACCTTTAGCTTGTTGTTTAGCTTGATTAGCGGATACTAATCCTCCTCCAACCGTTGCTGCTACAGCCACGCCGGCTGCTACTGCTGTTACTACTGCCATTTTAAATTATTTTTTTTGATATTTCATAAGATGGTTTATCGTCTACTGTGTAACCCAACTTCTTATGTGTTTCTATTAAACCACTATTTCTACCTATACTAAGTATTATTTCATAACCCTGATTGATAGCTACGCTTTCTAATGTATTTATTAATAATTCTAAAGCCTCTTTTCTATCATCTTGTCTATAATCTGGATTTGAAACAATCCATTCTAACCAAGCAACCTTGGAGTTTGTTAAATAGAGAAAACCAGCCATAACTGGTTCTTCTCCTTTAAGTACCATAACACCACCACAACCATTCATTGGTAACAATTCTTTTGTTGGATGTGTTTTCCATTCTGGCCAACTTTTCCAAAAGGTTGTTAATGTATCCCAATCAGACTCTCTTAATTCTCTTATACTTAATTCCATTTAATTTAATTTTATATTAATAACTAGACATTACATATTCAGAGCCAACACTCCATAATTCTTTTAATCCACCAGGATTAGTCACATTATCTGTTGACATCGTCACTGTAGCATATCTACCTTTTATACCAGACATGTAACTACCATATATAACTTCTTCGTTATTAGCGGTACTATTGTTTGTTAAGTTAGCGTAATATTTGTTTTCTTTCCTATCGAAACCATAGTGATAAACAGGAGGAACTAAAACACTAGGAAATGCTGCTCCAGTTTCATCGTAAGCTCCTTTTATGTAACTAGGAACTAAAGCAGTTGTATCTGACGAAGACATCCATTGACCTATTACACTTGAAGGATCATATTTCTGTGCATCAGATATAAAAGTATCTACCTGCCAACCGTTGTCTCCTTCGTAATTTACTGTTTTAAAGTTTTTAGCAACAGAAACATTTTCATTAAATACAAAAGTTATAGATGAATTGTTTGTTGCTCCGTAAAAAGAACCTACAGGAGAAGAAGTGCTATAGTGTTTCCATAGACTACCAGAGTTCAATGTATACATGTTACTTCTTATACTTAGTACTTGAGATGGCTTAAAAGTAAACAAACTAGTAAAACCATTAACATTATCATCAAAATTTAAAGTACTATATCTACTTACTGGATTAGATGCAGGTGTTTGTAAAGATAAAATATATTGTTTATTATATGTATCCCAACCACCTATTATATTTCCTTGACCATATTGAGGTGAACTTATATCGTTGAAAGAATCTCTAAAAAAATCATTCATTCCGTATTCAGATATTTCAGTTATACCGTCTTGAGATAATCTTAATACAGAATTTCTATATCTATCAGTGAAGTATTTCCTATATCCAAACACAGCAAAACTAGTTGGATCTTTACTTATACCGTAATTACCAGCGTAAGCTTGAATATCTCCAATTACAGCGTTAGATGAAGTTACTGTACCTCCTCCTTCTGCCGAATATATAGCGTCTTTGTCTACCAAAGCTCTACTAACTTTATTTTCCTGAAATATAAGTAAATTTGTATCTTCAGCATATAGTTTTTGAATAGAACCATTTGCCGGATCTACACTTTTAGTTATATCTTCAGCTATTGAGAATTGATTAGTATTGTTAGTACCTGTTCTTGAGTTATAAACTCCAGAATATATTAAAGAATTATCTCTAACAGAAGCTCCTGTGTCTTCATCTACTACGTAAGCTTTAACTCCTAGATCAACTATAACATCGTTGTATCCACCTTGTATTCTAGATTCCTCTATAACCCATTCTTTTTCGTTCTCAGTATCTATAAGGTTTGCCGTAGGATAACCTCCTATAACTTCTGGTATTCCTCTAGAACCACCATATACTGGTTTATAATCTTCTGGAGTATCTGATATTACTTTTTTTAGTAAAAAAGTGTTAAAATACTTTACTTCTACTATTGCTGCCATACGTTTATTATCACTTATTTATTGTATTAATTACAATAGAGCGACATGTATAAACACATCGCTCTATTTTTTATATTATATATGTAAAATGTTAAAGATTAAAAGGGTATAAACCACCCTCACCACCTGTTCCAGAGTACTCACAGAAAACTTGAAATTCATAAGAACCTTCAGTTAAGATTATAGAATCTAATGAATATCCACCATTTTCAACACCCATAGCTGATTTAGTTACTGTATATGTTACTCCATCGATTAAAACATCCACTGATGAATCAACTCCTCCGGTGTTTGCTGGAAAAGCACCTGCTTTAATTTCTATAAAATAACCAGGTGAAACATTTATAAAACCAGCAGCGTACCAAGTACCAACACCTTGTGTTTCTGTAACAAAAGGACCACCTTCTAAAACTTCAAACCAAACACCTTCTACTTCACCATATATGTCTACTTCTACAACACAGTCAACAAACAAACCACCAGCGTCTGTCAATCTAACAGTGAATTCGTAAACACCAGGAACAGTTTCAAGAACAGATTGTTGAAGCATACCACTTGAATTTATAGAAAAAGCTGGATCAGCTCCAATTAATGACCATGTTAAATCATCTGTTTCTTTGTTTCCTCCTGGATTAGAACCATTTTCACCGTTAAAATCGTATAAATTAACTTCAGTGATATATCTACGTATTGTTCTTGTTGGTGGATTTAGTATTATTGGTTGTACGTTTGATAAAGAACCTAATTTATTTATATATGTAGTTATTGGATTTGGTAAATATGTGTTTACTGTGAAATAAAAAGTATAACTTTCTAACACGTTAGCGTTAAATCCATAATAAAAATAATCATTAGTAGTTATAGTAAATTCACCAAAATCATCACCAGGAACTAAGTTAAACCAAGCTGTTCTTTGTTCCCCAAGAGAGTTTAACACATTTAAAGAAACATCTCCAATAGGTATTACTATTAAATTATTATTAATGTCTGAAAAATAAAAATTACGAGCTACGTCTTCACCAACATCAAAACCTTCATTCAATGTAAAATTCCAATTGGTTATACCGTAAGGAGCTCCAGAACCACTTATAACTTCCTCGTTTAATTCACTTATTATTCCAGACGTAGATGTCTCCCAATATATATCTAATCTTGAATCGAAAGGTTCTGTTTCATATATCGCTAATCTTTGAACTTTTAAATCAGTTGCTACAGTTCCTAGTTGACTAGGAGTATTCAATCTACCTATCAAAGGATTTGAATCAACTTGATAAAATTGATCATAACCAGTTGGTAAAGGTGTTATTGGGGAAAATAAAGAAGTATTAGTAGCTATAGTAGTTACAAAAGAAGAAGTATTATATGGATAATATTGTTGATTATCCCAGTCTTCTGTAACATTATTTACTCTAGCAAATAATCTAACACTACTTCTATATTGTTCTTGAGTACTACTTACTTCGTTTAGATCTCTAGGTACTTTGTTTATGTTGTCTCCGATTAAAACTACATGTGATGTTTTCCCTAATTCCTGAGTGTCACTAGTTGGATAAGCAGCCATTACTCCAGGTAAATATACATTGTAGTAATCTTGCTCTGTTTGTTTTACAACTATTTTGTAAGAATACCAACCAAGAGGATTGTAGTCTTCACTATCTGAATCTCCATTGTATATACCAGGCCAACCAACCGTAGAAGGTCCTCCGTTGATAGTATCATTAAACAATACTTTTAGAGAATAACCAGGCCACTGATTAACTATATCACCTTCTGGTATACCACTTCCTGTTGGATTGTCTGATTTATATGGTACATATAAAGATGATGCTCCAAAAGTTGGATCAAAAGTAGTTGTTGAATTTGATAGTATAACTCCTGATTGTCTTCCGAATCTATCTCCTAAAACAACGCCGACTTGATAGTTTCTATTTTGTTTTACAGAATGATTTGGATATTCTATTATACTAGTACTGTTTTCAGCTGTACTAAATTCATACTTATCATTACAAGCAACATTATAATTTAAAAATTTAGGATAACCATTTTTGTCTTGATAGTTACCATACACTACTCTATTACTTATTATTTCTTGACTTAAAGCTCTAACTGGTGTTTTATCGTAAACTCTTACAGTTTCTCTTTCTGGTAATGTTTTAAATGGTTTTTTAGATTGATAATTATAAACATAAACATCTTCAGTTTCTGCTTGTGCAGCTATTTCCGATGCAGTTATAACATCTATAACTTGAACTGCTAAACCATCAGATTCTTTATATAGTATTTCTATATATGCTATTTTAAGTAGTGATTGTAATTGATTAGCTGGACAAGGAAGTTTTATTTGTAAAAATATATTGTTAACTTTATTATACATAAACGAAACAACTGTACTTCTATAAGCAGCTGTCTCATCATCTATGATAGGTTCTAACAATGGATCAGGATTAGGTTCATACATGAAGTACCCATCTTGTTTTGGTATATATGCAACTTGTGTAAAAGGAGCAAATATAGAATATTCGTTTTCTTCAAACTTATATCTATAACTAAACCTTACAAACTTGTCTTCTAAATATGTAGGATCACCAATAAATGTTTCATCATAATAAGGATTAGCATTGAACTTTATTGCTTGATCATTGTTTAAAGTTATATTTGAACTAACAACAACAGTAAAAGTTGTTGGATTATATGAAACTACTCTAACACCGTCAGGTATAACAGGACCAACGTCTAAAGTAGAAACTAATTGCCCTACTTGAGGTAAAAATCCTGCTCCAGGATTATCTATCACAAAAGTATTAGAAGGAGTAGTTACTGCTCCATTTACTGTAGCTGACAAACCATACGGTGGTAAAAACTCACTAACAACATCATACATTGAAGTTTCATATTGCAGTGCGTGTAATAAAGATATGGATCCGCTAGTAAAAGCTGTAACAGAAGAAACAACGAAAGAAGTTATGTTTGATCCCGCTGTAGTAACACTAACTACGTCTCCTTTTGTAAAATTAGACGTATCAGCTGTTGCTTGAACAGTATCTCCTACTGATAATAAACTTGATAAAAATGGAATACCCGGTGTTATTGTAGCAGTATACGGGTCACTGCCGGTAACCGCTCCTACAGTTGCAGTTGATGCTAATGAAATTTGAAAATCAGAAACATTAAATAAATCAGGAGCATATACAGGATTTATTTTTGCTACCGATATTTGATCTTCGTTAACATAATAAGTAGCAGTTGTTGCTGCTGCAGGGTTTGCTTTTAATACATTTATTTTTCTTGGTTGATTTCTGTTATCTGTCCAAAACAATAAGTCTTCTAAAAGATTTACTCCTATTACTGGTGAGTTTTTTGAAAAGTTTAAAAAAGCACCCGAAACTAATTGCTTTGGATTTGTTGGAGATAAATTTTGAGAAACATCGTATTCATATATATAGTTTCTAGCTTCTGTAGAATATGTTATATTAGCAGATGTGTCAGTATAGTTTGTTAAAAATAAAAAAACTCTATTGTTAGCCGTATCAGTAAGATAACCTATACAATCTAAACCTTCGCTACCTGTTAAAGAATTAAAATTAATAACTAATTCATTCCCCAAAATAGTTTGTAAAGTTCCAACGTCAGAGTTTTCTGATTTATTTATTTGTAAGTTAACAGCATTACGATATTCATTTTTAGGCAAAATCCTATCGTCTAAATCTTTATTCATTTTTGCGCCTAAGAAAAAATTTTTAACTTCAGCCATAATTTTAGTGTTTTATCCATTTAGATTGTCCTCTTAAAACTTGAGTTATCTCTTCTATTTTAATATTAGATAATCTTATTTTTGTGTTTCGAAGTTTAGCACTTCTTTCGTGTTTTAATCTCTGAACTAAATATTCAGGAGAAGAAGATCTTGTAGCTATAACAGCATGTAATATATGTGCGTACATAGCCTCCTCGGCCATTTTAGGCAGTCTAGAATCAAGATCGTAAGCTAAGCCATCAGAAACATAATCTATAACAATATTTGCCCCTACTAGATTGCTAGAAAAAGATATTTTATTTTCTCTACTGTTTATAGTAAACCAACCATTTATATTAGCAAACTGTGGATCTAGTCCGTATAATCTACCAAAACCAACATAATTATCTCTATCCCAACCATAACCTAGTTGGTCTACATTATCGTTCTGTTGAAAAGGAAAATAAAGACCGTTAACGATACCTTGGTTTGCTCTTCTCCATCTCTCTTCCATTATAGAGTCGGTTTGTATATTGTCGTTAAATTGATCCTGTACTGGTACTCCACGATCATCTTGCAATGGCATTTCAGAAGGATTTGAAGTTAAGTTGTTTGCTGGATATATTGGTCGTTTTCTACCCTGTCTATCTACCCATGATATTTTAACATAGTTAACATAGTCTTGAGGTATAACCACGCTTAAAGATGGTGGAACAGTTAGTTCTTGTGCTTTTATAGTTTTTAATGTATCATAACTAAATTCTTGTAATCCTCTTTTAGCATGAAATATAACGTCTGTTCTTTTTACATCTGGTATCAATTTACCATTGCCGACGTATGCCATCATGAAGTTGTTAACAATGTCAACTAACTTTATGTATTGATAACCTCCGTAGTTTTCTTCTACTGTATTACCATAAGCATCTTCGTCACCGTAGTTACCACCGTCTAGTGTTTTTAATTGAATAACTAAAACAGCTCCATCGTCTGGTACAAAATAAACAAAATTTATAGCATTATTTTCTACTGTAAATTCTTCAAAGCATTCAACGAAACTATTTGGTAATCCAGTATCGCTAATATATACTTTAAAATTATTTAAAGGGTAATTTTCATCGCTTGGATCCCAAGAGTAAAATTGAAGGTCTGTATTAAAAGTAGCAACAAAATTATTTTCAAAACCATCTCCAATAAAACTTTGAACACCTTCGTAATATTGTCTGTTTGTTTCGGTAATTAAACCGCCATTAGGCATTGGCATATTTATTAATTTTTAGAGTTAATTTCTTTTGCTTGAATTTTTTGGGTAGCAGCTTGTACTATTTCTTGATCTCTAATTATAACTCCAGCATAAGTTAATATTCTTATTATTATATTAGTTTGTTCAGAAGCGTCTAATTCAAACTGTACAGATGCAGTTGGACTATATATATAAGGACCAGAAGTCCAAGTAACACCACCAATACCAGTAAATCCCCAAACCACATTGTTTGGTCTTCTTATATAAGAAACACTTATATTGCTTTTTATAGTATTAGGATATACGTATATTTTTGGATTAGAAGTGTTTGAACCACCAGTTCCTACTGTTGAATTTTCGTATGTGTATATAGGAAAACTAGTAGTTGGCTTTGTTAGAGGAGATAAGTTTATATATAATAGATCGTTTTTTTGAACTCTTTCAACTTCTACTTCGTCTTTATATATAACTGTACCTATTTTGTGTAGGTTTGTGGGTACGGTAAAATACTCTTGACTTACTGCCAATGTACAATTACCAAATGTCTTAAATATCGATAACTTACTATCTATATTTTTTTGTCTATCGGCATATTCAGTGTCTGATTGTTGTACTCTTAATTGTTGATTAAGATCATCAAAGTAAGATTCAAAAATTTCTAACTGAACTTGTGTAGCTGTTTTATTAAACTCATCAGGAGTCATATAACCTCTTTGTTCTTTGTTTAGTATAGATAGAACTGTTTTGTATACTGTATCAACGCTTACTGCCATTTTTATGTTTTTTATGTATATATAATAATAAAGCCACCTTTCGATGGCTTAATTATTACAATGTTGTTTTTATTTTAATCTTTTTTCTATAGATCTAAAAACTTGAACACCTTCATCTGTTTTAAAGAAAGCTGCCATAGCTGAGTATGGGTTTTCATCAAATGGAACTGTCATAAGTTTTCTTCCATTTTCACCCCAAGTAAATGTTCTTTGATCTTGAGATAAAACTATAATATTATTTTCAGAAGCTACGATTGCAACATTTCTTAATTGAACGTTTTCATCATTCGCTAATTCTAAGAACAAATATGGATTTCTTCTGGCTAACAGTAACAAATCTCTTTTAATCTCCTTAGAACTCATCTTACTAACTCTAGAACCGATCTCTACTCTAATTATAGCTTCAGCTTGGTCGATGTCCATTTCTAAAGCCATATTTAATGCTTCTACTTCTAGTTCTATATCTTCTAATTCATCTTCTGCTTGAGCAATAGGATTAAACTCTATATACTTCTTATTTAAAGCAGGGTGATATATAGATAATAATTTTTGTAAATTTTGTTTTGTTTTAGGAACAGTTAAAACACCATCTCTAAAAACAATATGACCTAATGTTACTTGTCCTTTTTGCTCATCAACTAATGGAGAGTTTTGGTTAGTAGCATATCTAATCTCTCTTTGATTTCCAGTTGCTTCATCAAACCAAAGCAAAGGGTATCTTAAATTATGCTTACTATTTAAAGTAAAAGTAAGTGGTATAATGTTTCCTTTTAGATAATATGTTCTATCTTTAATTTCCCATGTATCTTTAATTTTTGTTTTTTGAATTTCAGATTTTACTTGTGTAACATCTTTTTCTTTAACAATGTTTTCATCAACAGATGATTCAACAACTAAATCATTAACGTCTTCAATGATTTCTTTTTTTGTTTGTTTTTGGTTTGTAGCCATAATATGATATAATTTAATATTTATTGTTTGTGTGACATTAGGCTGTTATATTATTCAGTAAGGGCCTATTGTCACAGTTTCAATCCCCCGCCGATAAGACGAGGGATATAACTGTTATTTTTTGTACTATGCTGCAGCAGCAGTGAATAATACGAAGTTGTTAGCTCCTTGAACTACTAAACATCTTTCTGATAAGAAGTGTACCTCCATTGCATCAAGATCAGATGTGTAAGCTCCACCAACAGAACCTGTGATCCAAGATTTCATTCTACGGTCATCAGCTTGAGAAGCTCTATAACGAACGTGTAAGAAAGGTCTACGGATGTTTGTTCCTAAGATTTGATCGTAAACTGTAGATGTACCAGCAGGAACTAATATACCATCAATACTGCTATTAGCCATACCACCACGAGTCGATGCATCGTTCAAATATTTCCAATCAGTTTTGTAGAAATCATAAGATCCTCTACGGAAACCTGAGAAACCTAAATTCAATGCCATTTCTTCAGAGTTTTCGAATAAACCGTAAGCAACACCTCCAGCAGCGCCAGAAGATAATGAAGCTAACATATCATCGAAATCTAAAGATGTTTGACGGTTTAAGAAAAGCATGTTTTCTTCGATAGCTCCTTGAGTATCTAAGTTCTTAAGGATTTCGTCAAAATCAACTAAACCATTAGCAGCTGTAAATCCACTAAGTACATTACCTCTTTCTTTAACAGCAGCAAACAAACCTTGCGTACCTTTGTAATCAACTGATCCAGCTAAACCAATAACTCCTGATCCAGCAGCAGCTAATTCACCTTCAATTACAGACATTTCTAAGTAATCTTCAAAACGTAAACGAGTTTCAGATTCAGCTTTTAAATACCATAAGTAACCACTAGTACCATCTTCTGTTGCAACTTCAACCCAACCAATTTGAGCGGTGTCAGATCCATTAACAACATATTTCTCTTTAATAATAATTGGTGAATTACTATATTGAGTGAAAGTAGGTGTTACTGATTTAATATCTGTATCTCTAGTTCCTTTTTTGTACTCAGAACCATAAACGAAGATTTTAAGATTTGTAGCAGAAGCGAAATTAACAGAGTTACCTGCGCCTGTAGTCAAATCTAATTGAGTATAAGGATAAACTGTTAAAGTAGCTAATGTAGACGATGTGTCAACACTATTTGTAACTAACACTTTTAACTCTTCACCTGTAGCAGGATTCATTACAACCAACGTTTGGTTGATAGATACTACATTTTGAACAATAGGTCCTGAAGCTGGGTTAGCATTTAAAACAAATGTTAAAGTTGTAGCAGAAGCACAAGTTACGTCTGTGTAAGCGATATGTAATCTGTTTTGTTCAGACCATACAACCTGATCAGAAGACATTGGCATTTCAGCACCAACCATACGTAAGAAACCAGATAATGTTCTATTTCCGTAACGCTCTACTTCAGCTTCGTAAACTTCTGGTAAATATTGTTGAGCGAAATTATTTCCACTTCCATCAGTGAAGTTTAAATAGTTTGTCTCTAAAGCTTGTTGCTTCTGAGATGGTACTATAGAACCATAAACAGGACTTAATGCCATAATTTTTGTTTTTTAATTAGTTAAATTTTTTTGTTTTTATTCTTAATTTAGAAGAATCAAAACCACTTACAGATTTAACTTTCAAACCATTTATAAAAACTTCTCCAGACGTTTGTCTAGGTTGTGATAAGCTAGGATTTTTTGAGTTAGAGATAACTTCTTTAACTGCATCTGCTTTTCCTTGTTCATAAAAATGTTGAGCTACTTTGTCTGCATTCATAGCGGTATATAAAGCTTTGTGGTAACCAGCTGTATCAATAACATTTCCGTCGCTGTCGAGAAACTTCCCAACAAAGTTATTAATATCAGTTTGTTTTTCAGCCACTTGTTCATTATTAGTGATACCATATCTAAATTGTTTATCTCCAACTCCATATTCAAAACCTTTGAATTCACTGTTGAAAAACTTCTTGGTATCAAGTTTAAATCTTTCGTGACTAGATTTAGCTTTTTCTTGACCTTCTTTGTATCTGTTGAAAAACTCAATTGCTTCATTTCTTTCAGGTGAATTATTAGAGTTCATCTTGATCTCTTCATAATATTTATTCTTAACACCTTCTAAAAAGCCTTTAGCTTTTTCAACCTCTTCTTTGAAAGCAAGTTTTTTCTTTTTTATATCTCGCTCTTCTTCTAAATCCTCATCATAGTAAAAAGAGTCTTCGATAGTAAAATCTATTTCTTCTTTACTTAAATAAGGTTTTGTTTTTTTATAATATTCTTTTAATAAAGCTTCTTCATTAACATTAGAGTAATCTGTATTTAATCTAACGTAGTCTTCTACTGTTCCACCAGTCTCTTCCATAAACGAAACAAGTTTCTGTATATTCTCAGGCAATTTCTTACCTTGAGTCTCTTGTTTTTCAATAGATTCTATTACTTGATTCTGTAACTCTTTTGTTTCTACTGCTAAATCTTCTGTTTTGATTATCTCTTCTATAATAACTGTATTCTCTAAATTATTATCTGTAACTACAGTTTCTTTAGGTTCTTCAGTTGAAGGCATAACTACTTTTGTAATAGTCTCTTCTACTTTGTTAGCAGGTGGATTAGATAAATCAACCTTGATAACTTCGTCTCTGTTTTTAAATTTTTTAGGACTAGTGTTCTTTTGTATTTTAAACTCTCCTTCTTGTTTTACTTCTGACATGATATAATATAATTAAGTTATTTTTTTATTTAGGTTCGAATTGCTCTAATCCAAAACCTCCCATTCCATCAAAACCTGCTGATTCGAAGTCTTGAGGAACAGTATTGTTTAATCTTTGCTCTATATGTTTACTTTGCAAAGTTCCTTGTAATTTAGCTCTTTGGTCTTTTCTGTTCTCACTATTATCAGCAACTTGTTTTTCTCCTTGATACTTAGCGTTAGCCAACTGCATATTATACTGAAACTCTTGTTCCATTAGTTGTTGCTTTAATTGAGCTTCCATTTGTAGCTTCTGGATTTCAAACTTAGACTTAGCTTGTTCTATATTAACAGTCTCTTGAGTTAGAGCTTGTTGTTTTTGAACTTCGAACAAAGCAGCTTTCTCTGCTGTTTGTTGGTTAGCTTGAGCTTGTGCTTGTATATTAGCCATTTGAGCAGCTTGATCAGCTTCTCTCTTTTTAGCTTTTCTAAACTTAAGAGTTTGATTAGCTAGTTTTAAATTTCTAATCTGTCTGATATCTATAGCATCGTCTAAATCTATACCTCCAGCTTGTAAAGCTATTTGTATATTTTGTTCTAACATAGCTTTTTCTTCGTCATCAGGTTCTAATTCTAAGAATATACCAAAATCATGTAAGTTTAACTTACTTATCTCTCTTAATGTAGAAACGTTATAACTTGTTATACTTTCTTCCAATGTTTTAGCAAGCAAAGGGAAAGCTAAGCAATCAGCTATTCTTAAAGATATGTTCTCGCACGTTCTAAGGGTCAGAAACAGACAAGACTGTAATATGTGTCTAGTTGCAGTATTTGATGCGTTAGCGGCCATCTTCTGCAATCCTACTAAAGCGTCTCTCTCTGGAGCACTACCATCTCTTGCTTCATTTAATCCAGTTGTATCTCTAATCATCTGTAGATAATATTGATACGTTTGTATTAAAGATTGTATTTTAGCACCTCCAGAAGAACTTGATAATTCTTGTATTGGTACTTTACCAGCGTTCATAGAACCATCTTGTGTCATTGATCTACCAACAACACTACCTGTTTGGAAGTACATATTTAAAGCTTCTGCTGGATTGTAATTTGTGCCATTACCTAAATCAACTTCAGCTAAACCATCTACATCTAAAAACACCCCATCAGGAACTATCTTAGAAAGTACTTGTTGTAGTTTTAAATGAGTTATCTGTATCATATCTGCAAAACCAGTTATTCTACTAACTAAAGACTCTATTCTACCTTTGTACATTCTTGGAGCAGTTATAGCGTAGTTCATTTCTACTTTAGTAGTATCTGAAAATGGTCTTGTCATATTCTCAGACAATTTCCATTCTAACATAGTACCTGTTCCTAATATTTTTGCTCCAGTATAAAGAACTTCAATTGTTCTTGAAACTCTTTCAAACTTATCGCTTGGTGGTGGATTAAATTCATCTGTTTTTTCCAGAACTTTCTCTAAACCATTATCACCATATTTTATTTTAAAAACCTGGTTCATATATGTCTTATATTCAAAATATAAAACCTGAACTGTATTTTCATCGTAATTACCAAAACCAGTAATGTATTGTCTATTACCTGGCATTTGTTGTATTCTATATAATTCCTCTTCTGATATATTAGGGAATTGTTTTTTTAATTCTGGAATAGTTATTGATTTAACTTCTCCAACATAATAGATATCTTCAAAATTAGGATCTTCTGTATAAGAATAAACTAAATATGCTGGATCAACATATTCTACTTTTACTCCCTCACTTACATTAAAGTTTGTTTTAACACAACTTATGCCTAATACAGTTAAATCATAAACTAATCTACTTTTTACTAAATCATATTTATTAGCATCTAACACAGTATTTATAACTTCTTCTTGAGCTAATTCAACAGATTGTTTATAACTCAATTGCATGTGTAAGTCTAACTCTTCTTTACTTTCAGGTAATTGTTCTTGAGGTAATGGAGAGTTAAAAAAATCTTGACCAGTTAAAGCGTTAGCTTTATTAATAAGATCCTTAGAATACATATCTCTTAATATAGACTGAGCATATTCAGTTCTTTGCTTCATTGATTCAGGATCTTGAGCATAAGCTTTTATCTCGTATTCTTTTTGAGAAATACCATTAACTACTATATCAACAAACTTAGGTATGATAGGAACTGGTTTCCAGTCGATGTTTAAATAAGATAAATCACCATTAATAGCTAATTCATCTTTGTATTTTTGAACAGATTGTTCTCCTCTAGCATACAATCTTAATTGGTGAAAATTATTCCAATTAGTTAAATATCTATTACCGTTAACTCTACCTCCATCAAACCATTCTTTCTCTATAGCGTTTGACACCTGGAGACCATATTCGTAAGTAGCCTTTTCAGCATCACTTACTACTTGACTCGGAAAAGAACTATTTGTGTTTGTGTATACTTTCATTTATTTTGTCATTTTTGATAAAGAACCTCTGTTATCATATTTTTTTATACCTAAGTCGTAAACTTGTTTTTGTATTTCAGCTATTGGAGTATATAAGTGTTTGTTGCAAGCCATAATAGCTAAACCAGAACTAATAGAAGCATCATGAGAAGTTCTATTATTTATATTAAATCTAGCCCAGTCATTAAGTGTTTTATTAAAATACATATCTCCATAACCGTATTCACATAAACCAATGTATCTTTCTATATAAGATTCTATAGCTGAAGCGTGAGCTTGTTTGATATCTTCACTTGAGTTTGGTATTCCACCAATTTCTCTCTCTGTTATAGATAACTTATTCCAAACTCTATCAGGTCTATTCATAGAGTAACCTCTATAACCTCTTCTTTTAAAATAGTAAAGTAACCTTGGTTTATTATTCTCTGCTAATATAGGCATTCCATAAAATATACAAGCCATTAAAACATCTTCAAAGAATATCTCAGAAGTTTGTGGTCTAGCTATGTATTCTAGAAAAAACCTATTAGGTGGAACATCTTCCATTGAAAATTTGGTAAGACCGTGTAGAGAACCATTTGAACCTCTACTGTCTATTGTACCAGATATATCGTAAGGGTCACATCCAAAAGCACCTAAATGCTCGTTACCTGGATGTTTCACTCCGTTCTTTATTATTACACGATTTTGCAGATGTTTAGGTGGAACCCAAGAAATTAAAAATCTACCATCTTTATTTGGCGTAAATATAACATTACTGTCTTTTATTCCTTGCTCCCAATGAAAACTACCTCTAGTTAATATATCGGTATTTCTTAAGTCTTCATTGTAATCTATTTGCTCGTATATTTTAGTTAAATTAAATATAGACTGCTTAGCTTCATCTCTAAAAGCGTGTTGCTCTGTTCTTGGAAACTGTCTATAATATTCGTTTAAAGCATCTTGATCTTGTTTAAGACCATCTACTTCATTTTGCCAATGTTCTATAACTCCCATGTCTATAATAGAACCATCAGCGGATATAACATCTTTCTCAGGCGTATCAAAAACTGGTATACCATATCTATCTATGTAACCTTCGAAGTTCCATTCCATAGGTATAAACAAAGAATATAAACCAGAACTAGTCTGGCCATTTTTGTTTCGTTTTGTAACGTCTGAACTATAATATAATTTTTTAAAGTTCTCACCACCTTTGTCTAAGGCATTTGATGTTGAACCCATCATGCATTTACCAACAATCTTACTACCTAACCTTACACATGTTTTTGTAACACGCCAGTTATTTAGAATATTATCTGGTCTTTCCCATTTACCACTTTCATCATGTACTAATAGTTTTAATTTTTCACCATCATAACTATTGTCTCCAGTATTCTTCCAGTCAATAGTAGTATCTAAACCTTCTATATCTTCTAGTCTCTCCTGTGAATCAAGTTTTCTTCTAGTTAATTTAGAAGCAGGAACCCTGTATGCTAATTCTGTTTTTGGACGGTCCATACCGTCTTGTATTGGTTTAAAGAAAAAAGGATAATTAGTAGATATTGGAACTACTTTATCTGTAAACATCTTCTTAGCATCAGCTCCTGACTTTGATAATATACCAAAACGAGCATCTGAACTAATCGTTGCTTGATTAACTAATTCAGCAGAAGACATAAAAGAAAATCCAGAACGTCTATTTTTTAAATAACACATTCCGTAACTTCTATTATCTGCTTTACAAGCTTCCCAAAATATAAAGAATAATCTGTTAGATTCCCTAAAGTCAGCTGCACCAACATCTATCTTACTCCATTGTAAGTACATATAGTGAGTTCCTGTTATATATGTTTGTAGACCATTGTTGTAAAAAGAAAAACCTTCGTCTCTATTTTTAAACTCATTGTCTATGTAATCATACCAACTTTCTTTAAAACTTTCTGGATGTTTATTCCAATCAAATACACTTTTTATTCTGTCTAAATCTTTTGGGTATTGTTTTTGTTCCCAGTATTGCTCTTCTTTCTTATTAGATCTTTTATAACAATTCTCTATTAATGGTAAAGCTATTTTTAGGTTTTGTATTTCATATATATCACCTATCTTTCCAGTCTTGCTTATAACAACGACATCGTGTTCTTTGTTATAACCATACTCCCATTTTTTAGATCTATTTAATCTGTTTATTACAGGTTCTTTTATATGATCTGTTAATACTTTTACTAAGGTTTGCTCGTACATTATTTAGATCTCCCTTCTGCAAAACCTTTAAAAACTTTAGTATCAACTGGTTTTTCTGATTCTTCAATCATTCTTTCCTCTTCCTGTATTCTGCTTAGTATTTCAAAAGCATCAAATATAGCTAACTTTTTTGTAGCAGCTGCATTCTTTAGTTTATCTGCAGACAAATCATCTTCTCCATTATTAAGGATAGCTTCTTCAGCTACCTTTATCAGCTCCAATACCGCTTTGTGCCCAGCTTGGATTATATTCAGTTTCGTCTCCTTTATGTCCATACTTAATTACAATATCATTAGATTTCATACAATACAATCTTTGGCCATCTATTATAAATTCAAACTCACTATTTGGTTTGAATCCAACAAAATCACCAACATTAACACCAAGTTTATCTAAAGACTCATTACCATACTTTAATACGCCAATGTGTTTTTGTTCTTTATCTAAACTAAAAGTGTTTTTATTTTTTAATGGTTTAACAAAGCATCTTTCTCTGTTTGTTGTCCATTTATTAGGTTCACCATATAGATATATTTGATCGTCAGTAACAAAATACATGTCTTCTTTATAGTAAGCTCTACTGTTTTTTTGATCGCCTCTAATGTCATAAAATCTTCTAAAAACGTTGTGATGTATTACTACTTTATCACCTACTTTTATGTTTGTTTTTAAAACTAGAGGAACAGCTATTACTTCAGCTATATTATTAACGAACTTAAAACTTTCTATCTTAGTATTTAATACTAATTCTTTATCACCTATTTTTTTAGAGTTATCATATCTCTCTCCAACAGGTTTAACTATAAAGTCAAAAATAGATCTCATATTAATACTCTAAATCGTACTCTACAGATATAGACATGTTTTTATTAAACTTTTTCCAAGGAAGAACTTCATTGTTTTTTTCTATGTATATGTTATAAGAACCATCTTCCTCTTCAAACAATATACAGTGAACTTCGTGTCCACCGTAAACTGTCTGACCTACAGAATAATGCATTGCATCATTTTTGTAATCAGAACCTATACTTATTTTTCTTATCAACTCCATTTTAATCCTTCTTTTCTATATTAGTATAAGTACCGTCTTCTAAATTTATATTAACAGAACCATATTCTTGTTCTAGCAATTTCTTGTATTCTTCAACTGTTCTATTTGTTTCAGCTAAAGAATGTAATGCTCCATGTTTCTGTGATTCAAGAACACCTATTCTTAATAAAGCATCGTTCAATTCTATTTGGTGTTTTTTAATAGTCTCTAATTGTTCTTGTGTAATTTGTTTTACTACTTCCATTTTATTTAATTTAATTGTTAATTAATGTTTTTATTTTATATTTAGTATGAATAAAATTGCTGGTATTAAAACCGTTGCCATAAAATCCAATACGTCTGCTTTTCCTCCTTTATGTTTATCGTAAATCTCTACTCCAGTAGCCAATGCAAATGTCAAGAACAACGCTAACTCTGAAATTAAAAATAAATTCAAAAATAAATAAAATAAAGTACCATAAAAAGCGTGTGCCAATTTATCAGAGTACTTTAAAAATAGATTATATAATTTCTTCTTCATTTTTACAAAAATTTATGTTTAGGGTTGTTTGGTAAAATTTCTTTATCTCCAAAATTTACTTCTACTACACTAAGAACATCATAATGATACCCCTCTACTCCTTCTATTCTTCCTAGTTCTACAACACAATTTATGTTTTGACCTAAAGAATATTTTTCTTCTTCAATAGTAAGAACTTGCTTTGATAATAAATCTTGCAAAGCTTGTTCATTATTCTGGTATTTTAATTTGTATGAATACATAGTTATAAGGTTGATAAGGCTAAACATTCCGCATCACTTAATTGTGTATTAAATAAAGCCATTGATTTTATGTTTGTAAATGGAGATTCTGAAACTGTAGCAGAAGTTCTTGTCCCAACATAAGTTAAAGGACTATTACCTGTAAAAGCATTAGCAGTAACAACCTTCACTCCATTTTCAAAAACATCAAAACTTCCAGCAACACCAATACTATATCTAATTACTAATTTTACTTCATTAGAAGTAGTTGTGTATATATTTCCAGTTGTTACGCCACTAATTGATTTAGCAATAGACGATCTAAGTAATGTTCCTGAAACTACTCTTCTTATTAGAATAGAATTTGATGAACCTGCTGCAGTATCTCCTATAAATAAACCTCTATCTGTAGGTGTTGCCGCTTCTCTAGTTATTGGAATATTATCTATTATATGAATAAACCAAGTTCCTCCTGTTGCAGAAACTATATTGTTTGCCACTAAATTTGAAAGGCTTATTGCTTCATTTGCTCTTGTAACTGCTGTTCCATAAGTAGGAATATAAGAAGTTGCATAAAATACACTTGTAGTTGTAAGTCCTACTCCGGGCCATTGTTCAAATTGCCAACCCCATAAATATAATCCATCAGTACCATTTCCTGCAAAAGCTATATTTCCTGAATTATCTGTTAGTAAAGTATCCGCAACAGAACCAGATGCTCCTGTAACAGAACATCTATACCACCCATTTGGGTAAGCAGTTATCCTACCTACTCCTGTACTAACGTTAGTAAAAGTTCCATTGTCTAAATCAAATAAAGCTCCTATTGCTCCTGATGCACTTAGTCCTAATCTAAATTTTGTTAATTCTCCTTTTTTTGCAAAAACTGAAATAGTAACTGTTGAAGCTGTTGCATTATATCCATAAGTGTTTAATCTAATTCTATGATTACCATTAACAACACTTGGTATAACTTTGTCTGCTGTTGTATTTCCATCAGGAGCTACAATTTGATTAACAGAAATACTGACTTCTGAAGGTGTATATACACTTGTTTGAGTCATATCCTCACTAAATGTAATCAGGTTAGTTCTTGATGGTTCTAATTCTATTGTAGGACAAGTTCCTAAAGTATAATTTAATCTTGGTATATTAGTTCTATCAGTTGTTCTTACATAAGGTTTAATATAACCTTTATTAAGTTGAGCTCCCCAAACATATACACTATCATTTAAAGCTGCGGAAAACATATTAAGTGGTAATGGACCAATAGCTGTTGAAATATCAGCTGTGATAAAAATTCTTATCCAACCATTTCCAACAGACTCAGAATCATAATCTAAAAGAGTTCCTTGAATATCTTGAAAACTGTCTGTACTAAAATTATAAGTTACTTGTGTCCCTGCTGCAAATCTAATTCCTGCTAAATTACCTACATTTTGTTTAATATAGATACTTAGAGTTAATACTCCTAAATAAAAAGTTGTTGAAGTTCTACTTATGTTTGATACCGTATTAACATTAGAAGTTTTAGTAAATAAGTCTGCTGTTAGAGTTCCATCAGGAGCAGTAATTACATTTGAAGTAATTGTCCCACTTGATTTGTTCCAGTAAGCATTAGAAAATTCCTCACTATAATTGAATAAGTTATAAGGAACATCTTCTACTAATCCATTTGAAGCAGTTTCAGTAGCACTTCCTGCTCTAAAAAATGTAAAATCTCCATTTCCATTAGAAGGAATGATGCTATATAATTTAGAAATTTTATATGCATTTGGTGTTAGTACTAATGAAGCGTCTTGTAATAAACTCATAATTAATTGATATTATTTAATACTGTTAATGTAGCTTTTAAACAAGCTTGTGCTTCAAAAAATCCTCCATCAGCTATCACTCTATCTTTAAACTGTATTATGAGTGAGTTTACGTAACTTTGATTATTTTTTGAATTATCTTTCCAGCCAATTGATAAACCTAACTCTATCATTTTAATATACTAATAAAACACTGCTAAATGGAATGTTAACAGCGGATGTTATTTTTGTAACTATAACAGGTAAAAAACTACCACTAGTTAATCCTGTAAATGTAACGTCAGTTGTATTTCCCACTGGTCTAACAGTTATAGACGTGGTTGTTAAATCTGGATCCGTTACAGCTCCAATATATATAGCTGCTGATCTTATGTTATTAGTAGGATATCCTGAAATAGTATCTACTGTTGTAGCAAAATCTGGTTGATTACCGTATTGTCCCATTTTTTTTATTTATTTGTTTATATATACTATTAAACTCCCTACAGAAATAATCTATAGGGAATTTAACAATATTATTTATTTTATTAATTATGCTAATGCAATAGCTGTAACATCAATTCCAGCAGGTAAACCTACAAGAACGTTTTGACCTCCAGGAACAGCTATAAGAGCCGCGTTGATAGCATTTTTAACTACCGGAGTTGTTCCGTATAAAGCTGTAGTAGAAGTATGTGTTAAAGTAAAAATATCTGAAGAAGCAGATGCACCACTGTTAACAGTAATCGTAGTAGTTGTTGCTGCTGTCTGATTAACTGTTATAATTGAATCAACATTGATTAAACGTATACCACTTTCTAAAGAAGCAGCTGCTGTTACAGGAACAGAAATAAATTTTGCCATTTTGTTTTTTTTTTATTTGTTTTTTGAAAAATACTTATTATATAATGATTGTTTTTTTATAGGTATCTCTAAAACAATATCACCAGGAAACGTATAATCATTCCCTGGCTTCATTGTTTTTTTATTACCCAAATTGTCTATGCCTAAAACATCAAACTCTACATCTTCCATTGTTATATTACCACTTGGTATAATATTATAAGGATTATTTTTGTCTTTGCTATTTTTCTTATAGCCTGTTTTAGATATATTCATAGTTATTTATCCTTGATTTCTAGCAAAAAAACCTCTGTTTTGTCCTTCTGCTAATTCATTGTTACTAGCTTGAGCTCTACCTGATTGTACGTTATAGAATCTAGCAGCTTTTTTATTAGCACTCATAGTATTTGTACTATCTCTTTGATATTCTTTATAAAGTTCTTCATTTGACCTTTTTCCTTGACCTTTTTTAGCTTCCTTAACTTTTTTTCCACTACTGTCAACTACCATTGCGTTTGATCTTTTAGGATCTGTTGGAACTTTCTTATTACTACTTTCAGCTTCTCCCCCTAGAAACTTCTTACCGTAAGGTTTAGGAGCAGCTACTCCTGTTTTTGGATCTATTACTATATTGTCGTTTTTAGATTCCATTCTTTTTTTCTCTCCAGCGATAACTCTAGATCTAGATCTTGCTCCCTGTGCTGTTAAATCTTGTTTCATCGGAGAACCGCAGTTTCCCATCATAGCAGGAGAAATTCCTCTACCTGTTTTAGGCATAGCCATTCTGCCTGGTGATTGTTTGTAAGCCATTTTTTCTTTTTTTAATTGTTTGTTAATTTTCTTTTGTAAATTAATATACCAGGGTATTCAGAAAAAACATCTTCAACCATAGTGTTTTCATCAACTAATATTACTTTGCCAATAGCTTTCCAGTCGTTTGGTTCGTAATATGTTTCTATATATAAATTGTTTTTGTCAAAACCATAGTTTACAATATTTACTTTTTCACCAGTTTCTTTTAAAGTTATAGTTATTGTAAAATCTTTTTTGGTTTGACCTTTAAATTCCACATTGTGAAATTCTGTTTCCCAATTACCTTCTAAAAACTTAGGGGTTAATTTTTGAGCATTAACTTGTAAACACCCTAAAACAAAAACGATTGTTAATAATAAATTTCTCATAATTAATTTAATTAAAGTTATAATATTATTATCACATGTTTTTATTGCTTTTTATAAGCTTCTTTTTCCCATGGTAAGTTTTTAGCACCCTCTTTCATTTTTGATCTAGAATACTTTTTACCTTTCCAAAAAACATCAGTATCAGTATAGTCTAAATCTCCTCTTCTCATTTGATTTATATGCACTTTTTCGTGAGACACTGTTTTATTTTTTTTTATCTCTAAAGGTGAAACATTTTTGTTTATTAGTATAGAACCATTATTTTGAGCCATTCCCAAGACGTTGTCGTTCATGTCTACGTTATATATTGGTGTATTATCTATTTCAAAACTAGAACTCCTTAGTTTAAAAGCCATGTTAGTTTTCCTCTCTTTGATTGTTAAGAAAATTATTAGAAGTCAACATACTACTATTATAATCCTTTATTCTCTTATCTGTTTTATCTATTCTACCCTGTATACGTTCTTTTCTTTTTGTAAGTCTAGCTTTCTTGTCTTCAGAACCTTTTTCTCCAGTATTTTTTTCTATTCTTTTATTTATCCTCTCTACTCTATTAGTTCTCATTTCATTAGACTTAACATCTTGTCTATTTAGATCACCTTTTGTTCTAGAACCTAAAGCAGCACCAACAATCCTTCCCATTCCTTCTATAGAAGAGTTTATTATATCACCACTTCTATCGTAAGAATCCGGATCATAACCTCCAGATTCATAAGCACCACCTTCTCCTGATTGAGGAACTATACTTCTAGTTAATTTAAAAGGCGAAGAGATATTATTATTTATTATCTTCATTTTTCTTTTTGTTTAAATTTAAAACAAACCATCTGTTCAATGTATATCCAATAGAAACAATCAAAAGTGACACTTTTAAAATAGGTTCTATTTCAGATAAAGTAGCTAAGAACACAGTTGTGTTTAATAGATAAATTTTAAAATCTGTGAACGTCATTTTAGTAACATTTAGCTCGCTGCGTTATTGGTCCAGTCTTACTAGCACAACCACAATCAGCTTGTTTTAAAACAATACCATATTTACCGCTACTAGAACCTTTACCTTTTGGAAAGTGAGTAGTATCTAGTGGCCCGTCCCATAAATGATTTAACCCAGATGTTCCAGGTCTTTCCATTTTCACTGTATGAGGATCTTTTTTGTTTATATTTATTTCCATATTATCTATTAATATTTTTATTTGCTAAAAAATTACTAAGACCCACTGTTGATCCAACTGCTTGTCCTTTACCAGAACCAAACATTCCTGGTCTAGGCATATTAGGGTTACGTCTAGGTATAACTGGTTGACCAAACCCGAAACTATTTCCTAATCCCATTCCAGTTCCACCTATACTTGATCCAGGCATCGTCGGATTAAATAATGTTTTAATGGTATTCATGCTAGAAAAAGCTTTCGGATTGATACGCGACGGATCAAAAGTTCTTGGTTCTGATTGTTGCATTAATGGCGGTTGTGCCATTGGCACTTGTTGCATATCTTCCATACCTGTTGCAGGCATACCCATGATAGGTTCTCCTGTGATTGGATCAAATTCTTCCATTTTATTATCTAGTTTTATCTTTGTTAACATTACTTATAGAGGTCTTTAAAACTTTGTCTGTATATGTTTTACCTCTCATTATTTTATTTCTATGTTCACTTGTAGGTATATCTTCTTCACCTAACATTATTCGGTACATTCTACTTATTAGTTGTTTACATTTAAAAGAAACTTTGTATATATTGTATTTCTGGGTAGTATTATTTCTACTTCTCCAAACGGTTATCCAACCTTCTTTCAATAATCTGTTCCAACGTCTATTATCCCAACTGTAAGAGTATGAACCTATTTCAAAATCATGTTTAGTAAAGAAATCCATGCAGTCTAGATATATTAAAAGCTCTAGATCTGCATCAGATATATTATTGTTTTTACAAGCCCATTTTCGTATTATTCGGTAATGTTTAAGCAAATTCATTTCTCTTATGTCACTTGCTTTTGGCTTTCTCATAAAACTATTACAACGTCTTCTAAACGTATAACTTTATACGATTTCTCATTATCTAAACCATGACCAGCATGTTTATCATATTTTATTTTATCACCAACCTTTAAAACAGTATCAGGTATTAGTTCTCCTACTGATATTACAGTAGCGTCACTATATCTTATATCTTCTCTGTTCTTAGAGTCTAGTAATAAACCTCCTTTTGTTCTTTCAACAACATCTTTTTCTGTCTGTATAACTATTGCCTTACCTACCGCTCTCATTTACTCTTAAGTTATTGATTACACAATTCGTAGATAATATAGTTGTAGCGACTGATGCTGCGTTTTTTAAAGCGCTTTTTGTTACTAATAAAGGATCGATTATACCACTTTCTACCATGTTAACATATTCACCTGTTATAACGTTTAAACCTTCGCCATTTTTCATTTCCTCCTTTATAACTTCAATACCAGCATTACTCAATATCTTATAAAATGGATCTTGTATGGCTTTTAAAAGTATCTCTTCACCAAGGTTCTCTGCTTTAATATTTTTAGAAGCATTTAGTAAAGCTATTCCTCCACCAGGAACTATACCTTCTTTTATAGCTGCTTTAGTAGCGCATATAGCGTCTTCTACTCTATCTACTTTTTCTTTAAGTTCTACTTCTGAATTAGCACCAACTTTAACAACAGCTACTTTAGCTGATAGTCTAGCTATTCTTTTTTCCAACTTAACTACTTCGTATGGATTAGTAGCATGCTTAAGTTTTTCCTTTACTTCTTCTAATAATTCTTTTGTTTTTTCTTCAGCGTTCTCTATTTTGATAACAGTTTCTTGATTGTCTGTTATTGATTTTAAACATGTACCTAGATGTTCTAGTTGTATCATATCCATTTCATCGCCTAAGTCTTCATTTATGATTGTAGCTCCTGTTAAGATAGCTAAATCATCTAATATTTCTTTTTTATTAACTCCAAATGTAGGAGCGTTTATTACGTTTACTTTTATATTACCCTTTATCTTGTTCATAGCTAAAGCAGCTATAACAGTTGGATCTAAATCAGCTATAATTAATAATGGTTTGTTATTCTTTATAACGTATTCTAAAACCAATTGTATTTGTCTAATGTTATCTACTGGAGATTCCACTATCAATACAAGAGGGTTTTCTAGTTCTGCTGTCTTTTTAGATTGATTAGTTATAAAATGTGAATTAGTTAAACCTTTGTCATATTGTATACCATCAACAACCTCTACGAAAGTAGTACCGTCTTCTGAAGTTTCCATCATTACAATACCAGTATCACCAACGCTTCTAAAAGCATCACCAATAACACCACCTAAAATAGCGTCGTTATTTGTTGATATCGTAGCTATCTGGTCAATCATATTACCTTCTACATTAATAGAGTTTTCTTCAAGATAATTACATACCTTAACAACAGCACTGTCGATGCCTTCTTTAATTTGTCTAAAGTTATTTTTATCTTGGTAATCAC